CCAGGTGTAGACTCCTCAAACTTATAAGGTAAGTCTTTGTATTTCTCCTTTAACTTCTCAACAACCTTTCCCTCAGCATCACCACCATCTCTATCTCCCATATCAAAATCATCCATTGATATATGGTTATACAGTGATGGTGCTTCTGTGTTGTCACTTTCTGTTTTTTCAACAAAGTCAGTTACACCAAAGGCTTCTTTAAACTCTTCTATGCTCATACTTAAGTTAGCAGCCTCTCGTTGAAGGTAACTTAAATCAACTTGTCGTCCGTTTATTTCAAACATATTTTATTATTTATTTTCTTCTATGTAAGCTTTTAACATCGCTGTAAAATCAGCTTCAGTTTGGTTAAACTTAGCATCTGTTGCGTTTGTTAAAGCTTGATATAAAGCTCTTCTACCATTTTCCGTGCTAATAACAAAAGGCTCGCTTTCTAAACCATCTTCACCTTTTTTAGTGTAAAACGTTATTGTAGCTCTACCTTTTTCATCTTGTGTAATTTCAGGCGGGTTATCAGCATCTAATACTTTACCACGTAACTCATAACCACCTCTATTAATTAAGTTAGCAAACTCCTCTCTTTTGCTTTCATCTTTTACTTGAGAACCAAGACTGTTACTGTATATTTCTTTCCATTTTTCAAAAACTTTTTTAGAGTCGTCCATATAACTACCGTTGTAATCACCCCAAACAGGTCCAATTTCATTACCTTCTGTGTCGTACTTTGTGTTTTTAACAGCCCAATTTACAATGTGTTTTAACTTCTTATCATTTAAATTACCATTGTATGCTTCTTTTAGCTGGTCAAACTCTTGTTTTTCAACAGATCCTTTTTTAGATAACTTACTAGGTATTAAAGACGAGTCTATAGATCTTCCATCTAACAAGTCTTGATTTAATGTTTTAACCAAAGGAAGTTTTTCCATTTCGTAACTACTCATTTGCATGATTTCATCAAATACTTTTGTATTACCTGTGAAAGATTTATTGTTGTTGTTGTTATTATTATTGTTGTTGTTAATTGTTTCAGGTTTTTTCTGAGATTTTGGTGGGAAACCAGCATATTCTCTTAGTTTACCCTCAAGATATTGATTAACAATTTCCTCATGTAATAAACTTTGCTCTTTCCCATCTTTATCAGTGTAGGTTAAAACACCAGTAGGATCATAAGGCGCTCTTCTAGCACCTTTAAACATTTGAGTGTTTGCTAAAATATTACTCCATATATACTCTTTATCTTCTTTTTTGTAACTACTAGAAATTGTGTTTTTTAATCTATTTTCCATTGCAAGATCTTCTTCACCATCCGCTAGCGTTTCATTAACTATTTTACTTTGAGTTTCTTTAAAGTTTTTAGCGGCTAATTCACCGTCTTTTTTAAATCTACTTTCGTAAGAATTAACACCTTCAACATTACTACCCCACATGTCTTTTGCAACATCCAGTTCTAGTTTTGTTATTTCTTGTTCATTACCATCTTCGTCTGTGTATTTTATAACTGATCTAGATGACCCTTTATCAAACTCATACTTGTAAACCGCATCACCAGATATTAAATGTTTCATAAAGTTTTGTGCATTTTGGTGTTTACCCCAGTTACCCCAATCTATTGTACTTTCGTCTGAACCAACCCAACCTTTACCAATGTGCTCTTTTATAACACTGTTAAAATCTGCTATTTTACTAGCCCTATCGTTTGCTAGTATTTTATCATCTTTTTTTAAGTTTTTATACTCTATTGTTTTATTTTTTCCTTTTTTTCTAGCATACCTTTTATCTTCACTATTTTCATTAACAACGTTTGCTATTATTTCATCAAGCTGTTGTTTTGTGTTAGTTGTAGCGGTAGACTCTATTTTACCAATAACTAAATCTGTTTCAGCAGCAGACTTACCGTCTCCACCTCTACCTCCAGGGGTTAGTAAAGGGTTTGCGTTTTTAGGATTATTTGGGTCGTTTTCAAAAGCCTTTAAAGCCGCTCCAGCATCTTTAGCGCCTTGTAATATACTTTCTTGAATTTTATCATTCATCTCAGCGTAGTCTCCTTCTTGCGCTATATCTCCACGAAAGTAAGCTCCAGTGCCTTTATTTATACCTGGTGCTTTTATGTTTGGGTTCCAAGCTTCTAAGCCTGGGCCTCTACCTGATCCTGTTGTTTTTGTTGCCATATTACTTTTTATATTTTATTATGAACCAGCTTGACCAGCCATATATAGGTTTGCACCCGCGCTAACAGCGTTTGGTATTGCTTGACCTAGTATTTGGTTTGATTGCATTTGTAAGTTATTAGCTTGTGTTTGGTATTGAGTTTGCATACCAGCTGTTCTATCTAACTGAGCCATATCTCTGTTTTCTTGAGTCTCAAACATGTATTGGCTTCCTTGTGCTCTCATAGCTTGCATTCTTCTTGATTCATTAATTCTCATTGCTTGTGCACCTTGCTCGCCTTGAGCTCTATACATAGCATTTTGTGCTTCTTGTTGGTTCAAGGTAGCTGAGATACCTCTTTTACTTCGTAATGCAGCATTAGCTAAAGCAGTTGCTCCTCCAGCTCCAGCACCAGTTTGATCTCAATGTATCTAAAGAGTTAGCTAAAGCTATATCAGCTTCTTCAGCTTGAAACTCAGCTGACTCTGTTGCTACTTGTAAGTTAGCCATAGGATTTGATATCATATCAGACAAGTTACTCATACCGCTAAAAGGATCTATTATTTCTTGTCTATTGTTTTCTAAGATATCTAGTTTTCCTTGCGTATCCTTAGCTGCTTTTAAATTTCTTTTACTAGCTTTATTAGCTGAGTGAGCCGATATACCTGAGCCTATCAATGATAATCCGCCTCCAATTATTAAAGCTGTACTTAATGCCATTGCCATAATTACTTATTTATTGTTAATATATTCTTCATATTCTTCATATGTTATACAACATACGTCTTCTTCTATTTCACGTATGTCTTTTTTATTTTCTGTGTTTGGAAAAACATTATACCAAATAGTTGTTTCATGCGCGTAAACAACTCTTTTGTCTCCTGGTGTAGAAACTATATGACAAGGAGCATAAAAATCCTTAACACCTTGCTCATTAGCTATTGTCACATGACCATTTAATAAAAATATCATGTGTTTGTGTTTGTATATAGCTCCTATAGATAAAGTGCCTTTAAACAAAAATATTTGCCTAATATATACATTGTCCATAAAAAAATTCCTAATAGGAGTTATTTTACTTTCTGTTGAAACTATCGGTTTATCTTTAGTACCAGCTTCAACATAATTACTATCCTTAGACACATCCATCATTGTCTGTTGTAGTTTGTTAACCGTATCTCGAAAGTTAACAGAAAGCTCGTTCATAACAAACGGCCTTATTTTTTTTTCAATCATATTTAATTAAACTATTACTTCACTACCAACAGAAAATAGTTCTGCTTTAGTAGCTGATACACCTTCATTTGGATGCCAGTATTGCATTTTAACGTTAGCAAAATAACCCTTAACACCAGTTGTGTTAAAATTAGAGTTATCTTGAAAAAAGTCTCTAGCTTTATTTCTTAATTCACTAAAATAAAAACCTTCTTTTTGAACAAAACCTATAGTCTCTAAACCAACTAGTGTACCTTCTTCAGGAACAACATAGCAAGTATTTATATCGTTATAGGCATTGTAACCACTTATAGTGTTGCCACCAGTTTCAAAAACTTGCATATTCCAACCTGTTGTTCCTTCGTAACCAATAGTTAAAAAAGTTTTAACAATTTCAGGTTTATCATTAAAAACAAACTCTACAAAGCTAGAATAATTAGTGGCGCTTCCTACAAAATTACCTCTTGGCACGCTTTCACTGTGCTGTAAATACAAGTTGTTACCTTGGAAAGTGTAAAATTCATTATTTAAACTAATACCACCTCTCACTTTGTAAGTATAAAATGATGTCCAGCCTTTTGACCTTTCATCGTAGCATAGCGTTGCGTAATCTTTCACGTCTACGTTGTTTACATTTATACCGTTTTCGATAGGATAATTTACAGGATCTTTAGTTTCTAAAGTTAAACAATACTTACCTTTTTGCTCGTCATAAGCTCCATATATAGTATCACACACTTTCAACGCATCTTTAAACCAGTCTTTCATACCAGCATCCGAAATTGGAGTTATGCCATCTTTTGATAACCTTAAAATTGCTCCTCTTCTTTTATCAGCAAAATATTTTCTATTTCCATAAGAAGTGAAGCTTTCAGGGTGTGTGCTAATACCAAAATTACCAGCATAAGGTGTGATCTGACCTATAACTATTTTAGCAGAAGCAGTTAGAGGTTGTCCTTCAGCTGTAAATATCGCGTCTTTATCAATAAGGGCTCTATTAACTTTGTTTTCTTGAAATATAATTAAATTAGTGTCTTCAGCGTGAAGTTTTTGTATACTCCCTTGAGCTATGTCAACAGCTCTTGTTATATCTTCTCCACTTGGGAATTGATTTGATTCGTTAACATTTGTTCTTGAATTAAATATTCCAGAATAAGTCATTGCATTTTTTCTAACCTTTTGAGCATACTCTTGATCGGTTATATGTGCTTTAACACCATAATCCATCACTTTACCATTAAATTCACCTTCTATTCTAGCCTCCTCTATGTGGTACTTGCCTGGTGCCTCGTTTGAAGCAGTTCTTCCACCGGCTAATACTATTGAGTTAAAGTAAGATATTTCTAATATTGCTCCCATTCGTTATTTATTAATTATATGAAACATTGTCCGTTTACTGTCGTGATTATTCCACTTGAGTTTATAGTGTAAGCTATGTGAGTCGATCCGTTGTAAACAACTATAAAACCTGCTCCCAATGTTACTGTCAACGTAGAGTTTGTATATATTTTGTTATTCACAAACAAATTAGTAGACGTTGGCATTCCATTAAGAGTTGCGGTATGCTTGATAGCATAATACGTGGTTGCTGCAGCTCCACCAACTGCTGCGGTACACACTGAATTTTGTCCAGAACTTGTGGCTACCCACCACGCACTTATATCTTGAACAGCTAAAGGAGTTATATATATGGGCTGACCAACACCTGAGCTACTAGACAAATTACCATTATCTACAACACTCCAACCTAAACCTACACTTTGGCTATATATACCATCGCTGTGTGCGCCAAATATTGAATCAAAGTTAAAACTTGAGCTAGTACCTAGTTTCCAGTTTCCATCAGTAGGCGCGCTATTTATAGTAAAAGAACTAGCATCTACACCTTCTAAGCTTGCTGTCATTCCAAATCCATTATTGTTGAAGTCTGAAGCCCCGTTAACAGCTGTTAGGTCAGCAAATTTTGGAGTACTAGCAAGCGTGTTGCTAGGCATTATTAAACCACCCGGGTTTGCAGCTGTTGGAGCTACATTCGTTATAGTCACCGTTAAAGGGTTTGGTGTTGTCCCTGTTACAGCGTTACTTTGCACAGCTCTAATAACCAAGTTGTATATATCATTAGAGTTGTTGTTGTAAAACGCGAACAAACTATTTGATTTTAACATCCAATTTCTTTGAATATGAGTTGGTACATTTGTTGTTTGATCAGCTGCTGAAAAAGCTTGTATTCTATTAGTACCACCAGTGTCAGTAATGTTAACAACAACAACAGATTTAATAAATGCATTATTATTAACACTCGCGGAATGTCCTTGGTAAAACACCACTCTGTACCACCCATTACCATTAAAGTTAGTTGGAAAATCGATTCCTCCAACCTGCCCTGTTGTTAGTGCGGTTATATATTGCGGTGCTAATCTAAATTTAAACATTCCAGAAGCTCCGTCAAGTAAAGATTGTTGATTTGCTATAGAAGCTGATGATTTAACCGTAGATATTCTAACATAAGATTTGTCATCTTCAAAAGCAATACTAAATTTATTTAAATCACTACCATCATTAGCGCTATTAGAAACACCTAATATTGAAAAGCTGGTTATAGTTGGTGAGCTACCGTCATTATATGGTGTAGCTGTTAGCTCGCCTATTTGAGCACCACTTCTTGCTTTTTCTAAAAGTGGAGCATTTAATGATGCTACAAAACCACTAGCGCTAAAAGTAGGTGTTATTTGTATGTTTGTTGGGCCATTTGAAGCGTAATCACAATGTTCGTTTAAATCTCTAACCAGTCCACAGCTAGATGTTTCAAAATAAATATCAAGCTTTGACTCAAAAGGTTTTGTTTCAAAAACAGTTAAACCTTTATCTTTGCTTTTAGGGTAACCAAATGGCATATCTGAATTTAAATTGTTTGTAGTCCTTATAACGTCAGTTCCATTCGCATCAAACTCTCCTAGAACATTTACTGGTTCATTATAAAGGTTTGGTATTTCAGCTACTTGAGGATTTTTATTGTGATCCGCTAAAAAGCTATAAACTCTTAGTCTGTCAGGAAAAAGAGATGGAGTGATATTACCACTACTATCAACCTGTTTAGCGTTTGACAAACTAGATAAACCTTGATCCGTAGCGGAACCTATACTAAGAACCGAAATGTAAGGCTGGTTAATATTATCGTTTATTGTTGAATCATAGTGATTGCTTGCATTTGATGTAGTTATTTGTACAACTTTAGGGTATAGTTTTTCTTCTGATGAAGAAACACCATCCCTGTTTTCGTCGCTTGTATTTAATGATCTAGGTACTTTATTAATGTTATCATTTGTTAAAGAGAAAAAACTTCTACTATCAGGACCAGTACTCCATTCACCCTGTATACTCTGTTGCTTATAACCAGAAAAGCTTGTTACTTCTGAATTATCAACCGTCCAATTGTTCATAGGGTGAGAAGTGTAGATGTTGTAATAGTCTTGCTCAGACTGCTTAACTACTAGTCTCCAAGAGTACCACCCATTTGGGTTTGCTAGAGAATGTGTTTTGTTTGATTCAACTATTCTAGAATCTTTAAACTCTACAGATAACGCTTGACCATAAGCAGCATGTTGCGTGCTCCAGCTATATGCGCTACTAAATTTAGCACTTAAATCTTGACCAAGAGCATCAACAGTGTGTGTATCTGATAAATTAGCTATTTTATAAGTAGATGGTATAACCGGTGAAGTTCTACCGTATTTATCAACAAGAACCATTCCAACTTTATAAGTTCTTCTTTGTTTTAAATTATGATACTTGTACTGTTCTCTATTGTGAAAATAGTGACCTATATCATTAGCATCGTAACCTACTTCATTTTCTCCTTTTGGTCCACTAGTAACTATAAATTTAATACCTTTTTTATTATCTTCATCATTAGGTAAATCATAACCTAAAGTTATATTACCATAAACTAATCTATTTCCAACAACCTCTTGAGCTTTTGCCCTAACAGGAACGTTATCACCTACTCTTATCAATTGTCTTTCTGGAAGAACCTTAAAAGCTTCTTTGGCCAAGTAAGTATACTCAACAGTTTGCCTGTAATAATGCCCGCTAGATTTAGGTTTAACCTTGTATCTACTAAAGGTTAAATCTGTTATATTCACCATGTCAATAATGTCAACTATTTGAATAGACAAAGTTCCAGCTTCTCTTAATAATATTTCAATATTTTTTATTTTTAACTCATTAATGTAAGAGTTTGCGCTTACGTTACCTGGTGATGTCTCGTGTTCTGTGGGAATACCACCGGTAATAATAGTTGGAATTGGTATACGCATTACGACTTTGTCATAAGCGTTTTTCATTATAGGAACTTTGTTGTGCTGGTAAATGTATTGAGCGCTAGTACTAACGATTGGTTCTGGCGCATCAGATTTACCTATTGAGCCAAATTCAATTAAACTACTATTAAGAGGTTTAAATACATGCTGAGTAAAGGGTGATATAATAGAATAAGTATCATCGTCGTATTTATATCTATATGCAAATCTAATAAACTTCTCTTGCATATACTCAGATTTAGTGTGTTGAGTATTGTTACTAGGATCTGTTGTAACTAAAGTGTATGTGTCTCCTAAGTTTGCGTTAGACGAGGCTTCATTAGACTTATGTAAAAATGGAGGTAAAAAAGGAGCAACCTTAGCCACTGATATTTTTTCTTCACAATTATAATACGATGGATCTGTTTTAGCTCTTTCAATGTCTAAGTATCTAGGCTGGTTGTAGTTGTCGGTCCAGTATAAAGAGTTTCCTAAAACGTTTACGCCTGTTATATGGTGTGTTGTAGATAAGTTTAGAAAAACACCTGAAGCTAAATAGTGTGTTTGCCCGTTAGACTCTCTCATCACTATTCTACAATTTTCATCACTACTAGTATTAGCTCTATCCATAGAATTAATATTCGCATTGGCGTTATTAGAGCTAAAGTTAGTTATAAACCAAAAAATTCTCTGAGCATCAACATCAGAATATGAGCCAATACAAACGCCATTATCCAAAACACCTGAGCCTAAATCTAAAGTTGCAGAGTTCACAAGCTCGTGACCTCTAACATTTTCAATAGCTCCAACATCAGAATCTTCACTGTTTGTTATAAGTACGTTCTGCGCTTTTCTATATTCTCCTTTAGGTACAAGTCTTTCATCAAGGTCTAAATTCATCTTACCCTTGATAAACATGTTTTTTAGTTGAGCCATTTAATTAGTGTTTTAGATGTTTGGACTTTCCTCTCATAACTTGAGTAAGTTCTCCTATTTTTAAATTAGATAATCTAATTTTAGCATTGCGTATCGCTGCTCTTCTTGATTTTCTATACCTGTTTATAACAAACTCAGGAACACCGAGTCTTGTGTTTAATAGGTTAAAAAGTATACTTTGATATACCGCATCTTCAGCAAACTTATGTATTTTCATTTCATTATCTGTACCTAAACCATCAGATACATACTTCATGGTTATTATTTTGTCTTTTAAATTACTACTAAAAGATATTTGACCTCTAGCCTCATCTACAATAAACAAACCATTTTCCTGCATGTTTTCAGGTTCTCCACCAAATCTTTGGCCTAAGTTACCTACTCTTTCTGTGTGGTATGTTGTATTTAAAAAATAATCATTATTTTCTAAACTTCCAGACAAATGTGTTGCATCAAAATTTTCAAACCTTTCACCAGTTATAGGTGTGCCAAGCATCAAGTTTCCTTCAACATCGTACAAGTAATCATAATCTGAATCTTGTAGTATTGCTTGACTAGGTCTTGATGTGTTTCTTCCTGGGTAAATTATATGTTCAATACCAGCGTTATCAACCCAAGAAACCCTAACATAATTAACATAATCTTGAGGCATTGGTATACTTAAACTTGGTGGTATTTCAATTTCTTGTATTTTTTCTAATCTACTAATGTCATAGCTAAATTCTTGTATTGTTCTTTTTGCTTGAAACAAAACTTCAGATCTTTTAGCGGTATTAACTAGCTTTCCATCACCAACATAACCTATCATAAAGTTTCCTACTATGTTTTTTAAAGAAATATACCTATAGTCGCCTAAAGTTGAATCATTTAAAAGTAAATCAATTACAGCACTAGCTGATATTTCACCGTTACTAGTTAAAGCAGTTGTGGAAAAGCCAGCTGTTAAGTGTGTGAACACTAATGTTGCAACACCATTAACAACAGTGTAGGTGTAGTTACTTGCTACTTGTGCTTCACCATTTATATTTATTGTGAAATCATTAATAGAAGCTGGTGTGTAAGGAAAGCTGCTTGCTAACGTAAACGAAGATCTAGGTATACTATTACTTGTAGCACCATCAGATCCGTCCCATTGGTACTTACTTTTATAATAATTTAACGGTGTTGCTTTTATTATTCCCATTTTTTATTGTGCTTTTAGTTTTGATTGTGATTGCAAAGCTTGACTAGTTAAAGTAACCAAACCTTGATCTTTTATTGTTACCCCTGCTAAGCCAAGTATTGACATTATAAGCACGTTTTCTTCTGAAGGATGTAGCTCAAAGTTTGTTGAACCCAAAGTAGTGGTGTTATATAAGTCTGCGTTTCTTACGGTTAAAACCATACTGCCAGATGCAGTGTTTGGAATAGCATTAGGTGCTATTATTATTTGTTCACCAACAACAAAGCCACTTCCAGGTGATGTTACTTCAATTGCAGATATAGTGTTATTGCTAACTGTTACTTTTATAATTGCTTTAGATCCAACACCACTAGATGTTACACCTGCCGTAATATCAACTTGTAAAGTGTAGACTTGTGAAGTTGTTATATCAGTTCTGTTTGTAGAAACAATACCCATATCATGTATACCTTGTACTAATCCTGTATCTACAAATATTCTTGAATCGTAAGTGTTTGTTCCATATGTTGGATTAACTGTATATCCAAATCTAGGTGCTGTTGGAATTTTAATATAATCGACAGTTAAAGTATCTGTTAGCGTAGGTTTTACAACTATTAAAGTCTTTCCATCATCAGTTTGAGATTTATAATACACAGGAAATTCTTTTGATGGTTCAGTTAGCGGAGAGGATAAAATATATGCTAACTCGTTTTTGTCAATTTCTTCTAATGAAATTGTTTTGTCTAATAAGCTAATGTCTATTAGTTTATAAATATCTGTAGGTAAACCATAGTTAATTATAGTTTTAGATTTAGAAAATGCTTCTATTTTTTCTTTTATTCTTTCTGGTAAATCAGCATAACCAGCATTTATTCTACCTAAAGCGTCCATTGATAAAAACCTATTATACTCAGCAAAAGCTATTTCCAATAAGTTCATCTGAGCAATTTTAGCGTTTTTATTAAATTCGTCAGGTGTTAAATAACCTCTTTGCTCTTTGTTTAGTATTGATAAAACTGATTTATATACTGTGTTTACGTTTATCATAATTTTTTTTTATTATAAAGTGGTCACCCCATAGAGATGACCACTCTACAAAATGATTTATTTTAGTTTTTTCTCTATTGAGTTTAAGACTTTTAAACCTTCATCTGTTTTAAACCAAGCAGCTAAAGCAGTGTATGGATGTTCGTCAAAAGGAACTTCAAATAGTTTTCTTTTTTCTTTACCAGCCATAAACGTTCTATTGTCTTCTGACAGTATTAAAATACCGTTTTCAACAGCTTTTATACCTAAGTTTCTTAAATGTACGTTTTCGTCTTTAGTTAACTCTAAGAATAAAACAGGGTTTTCCCTTGCAAATATCAAAGTGTCTCTTCTAAGCTCCTTAGATTTCATCTTACTAACCTTAGAACCGATCTCTGCGCGCATAATTGCTTCCATATCATCTACTGACATTTCAGCTGCCGCGTTTAATGCATCTATTTCTAACTCAAAAATATTTAAGTCAGCTTCAGCGTCTACTTCGTTATCTACTTCTCTAAAAGTTTTATTTATATCTGGGTGGTACATAGATAAAAATTTTTGTAAAGTTGTATCTTTTTTCTCAACAAACAAAAATCCATCTCTAAATATAATATGCCCAGGTCTTGTTTTACCTTTCCAGTCTTCGACAAAAGGAGTGTTTTGATTAATAGCGTAAGCTATTTCTCTTTGATAACCTTTTTCTTCATCAAAATAGTAAAGGTTTTTTCTTTTCATTATTCTAACTACAGGTCTTGAATCACCTATTAGCTCGTATAATCTATCTTTTATCTCCCACTTTGGAGAAACAGGCTTAGCAGCCTTTTCTTTTTTATTTTCCATAATATAATATAATTAAATAGTTAATAAGAGTAATAATTACCCCCGTATAAAATACGAGGGTAAAAATTACAATAATAATTGATTATCTGAATAACACGAAGTTGTTTGCTCCTTGAGTAACAATACATCTTTCAGATAGATAGTGAACTTTCATAGCATCAAGATCAGATGTCGCAGCACCTACAGATCCAGTTGTCCATTTTTTAAGTTTTCTATCATCAGCTTGAGACGCTCTGTATCTTACGTGTAAGAAAGGACGTCTGATGTTTTTACCCATGTTTTCATCGTAAACAGTTGTAGTCCCAGCAGGTACCATAACTCCTTCGATTTTTCCAGCAGTAGCTCCATCATTCACTAAGAATCTAGTTGACTTGTTATTTAAGTATTTCCAGTCAGTTTTGTAGAAATCATAAGATGCTCTTCTAAAACCGTTGAAACCTAAATTAAGCGCCATATCCTCAGAGTTGTTAAACACACCGTAGTTAACACCACCAGCATAGTGTGAATTTACACCAGCTAATAAATCATCTACAGCTAAAGCAGCTTCTCTGTTTAAGAACATCATGTTCTCAGAGATACCACCTTGCTTATCTAACTCTTGTAAAAGAATATCAAAATCTTCAAGATCATCGTTAGCACCAGACCCAGAATAGTCAAACATACCAGCACTTGCAACAAGGCCTCTGTTTTCTAATGCAGCAAATAAACCTTCAGAACCAGTACCAGTGATACCAGCACCTACTACGTTTTCAGCTTCCATCATTGACATCTCTAAGTAATCATCAAATCTTTTTTCTGTATCACCTGAAGACTTTAGGTACCATAAGTAACCTGATTGTCCAGCTTCACCAGAAACTTCAACCCAACCAATCGCAGCCGCGTCAGATCCATTGATCATAAACTCGTCTTTGATTATCATTGGTTTGTTTTGAAAAGACTTGAATTCAGCTTCAACTCCACCACCAAGACCTAAAGTCCCTTTTTTGAAATCAGAACCGTATACAAAGAATCTAATAACTAAACCTGATGTACCAGACAATGAAGCGTGGTCAACGAAGTTATCATATCCGTAAGGCTTGATTGTACAAGTAGCTCCATCAGTTGCAGCTACTGTAACTTGTCCTTTAAGAACAACTACATTAGAAGACTGAGTAACTTGACATACAACCGTTTGTCCAACTCTTACAGACATTGCGATACTAGAACCAGCCTCGTTATCAATATCTTTAGGAGCTGTTACAGCACCTGTAGTTGGGTTAATTGTAGCTTTGTAAGCTAAGTGTAATCTACCTTGCTCAGACCAAATAACTTGATCAGAAGACATAGGCATTTCTGCACCGACCATTCCTAAAAATCCACTGATAGATCTGTCTCCATATCTTTCAATTTCTGATTCGTAAAGGTCTGGCAGGTATTGTTGAGCCCATCCGCTATTACGGATGTCTAAGTAAGCACTTTCCAGTGTTACTTTGCTCTGAGCAGGAGTAACTAATCCGTTACCTAACGTGCTCGATGTAAAATTTACATTTGCCATTTTTAATTAATTTTAAGTTTGTTAATAATTTTTAAGTTTAAATTTAAGCTTAGAACTATCGTCACCGCTAATTGCTTTTACTTTTATACCACCAAGGTCTACAGTACCATTATCTGTTTTTCTAGCATCCATGTTTATATTTTTGGCTTGACTAGTTAAATTTTTAATACCATCTGCTTTACCTTGCTCATAAAAATGATTAGCAATAGCGTCTGCGTTCTTACCTGCAAACAAAGTTTTGTGGTAATCTTTAGCGTTTTTTAATTGATAGTTATCATCTATATAAGGTTTTAACCATGAACTAAATTCACTCTGATCACTTNTAACTGNTTGCATGTCTTTAACATTGTAGCGATATTTCTTGTCTCCAACTTGAAAATCAAAACCTTTGAAATTTTCGTTAAATACTTTATCAGTTTCGTTGTTAAATACTGTTTTAGCTTGTTGCTGTAGTTCTTTTGCCTGTTCCTGCTCTNTATTATACCTGTCGAAAAAATCAATAGCTTTTTGTTGTTNTGGAGGTAACTTAGAACCTAACTTAAGCTCTTCGTAATATTTCCCCTTCAAACCTTCTAAATGCTGTTTTGCTTCAGCGACAGCTTCCTTGTAAGCAAGCTTTTTGCGTTTCACGTCTTTTTCACCATCTTCATCTTCATCATAAGAAAAAGAATCTTCTATTAAAAAATCTAATTCTTCTTGATTTAAATGTGGTTTAGTTTTTTGATAGTACTCTTTTAATAAGGTACTATCTTCCAAACTAGAATAATCCGTATTGAGCTTGACGTAATCCTCAACCGTTCCACCAGTCTCATTCATAAACTCCACGAGTTTTTCAATATTTTCTGGTAGTTCCATTCCTGGAGTTTGTTCTTTTAATTCAGTTTCCTTGCTTACCTCTTCCTTTGCTTCTTTTGCAGGTTCAGGTTTTTCGTTTGTTACATCTTCAAGGATTACTTCTTCTTTTTCTTCTTTTTGCTTTTCTTCACTTTTTTCGTTGGAGCTGACTTCTTCCCGTATGCCATTTTCTTCGTTTTTAATGTTAGACAAATTTACTTTGTAATCACCATCTTCGTTTTTTGGTGTTTTAGGTTTTTCTTCTTTTTTAGGTTCCTCAACCTTCTCTACAGTTTGTTCAACTGTATCTTGTGTAGTTTCTTCAACTACGTTTTCATTTTTTTCTTCCATAATATAATATAATTAAATAATTGTTGTTATCTAGGATCAAACTGTTCTAAACCAAAACCGTCTAGGTTATCAAAACCTTTAGATTCAAAATTCTTAGGACCAGTATTTCCTTTTCTTTGTTCAATCAACTCGCTTTGTTGAGTTGCTTGCATTTTTGTTCTATCATCTTTACGATCTTCTTTTCCACTATCTTTATCTTTAATCACCTGCAACTCTTGTTGTTTTAACTGCATGTTTAGATTAAATTCAAATTCCATCAACTCTTTTTTAATAGCTGCTTCTCTTTCCATTTTTGAAACATCAAATTGGCTTTGAGCTTGTGCAACTTGTATTTTAGTTTGAGCAAGCGCCTGGTGCTTTTGCATGTCAGCAGCCGCGGCAGCCTCTGCTGATTTAGCATTAGACTGTGTTTGAGCCTCTATATTTTGAAGCTGTATAGATCTATCTTTTTCTTCTTTTTTACGTCTACGTATTTTTAAAAGCTGATTTGCTAGTTTTAAATTTTTAACTTCACGTATATCAATAGCGTCTTCTAAGTTTATTCTTTCTTTTTGAAGAGCCATTTGAATATTATTTTCTAATAAAGCTTTTTCTTCATCGTCAGGTTGTAACGTTAAGTGAATACCAAAATCGTGTAAGTGTAAATCACTAACTTCTGTTAAAGTAGCAACATTAAACTTACCTAGCGTGTTTAAAAATTGCTCCTTAGTATTAGAGTACTCTAAAACGTCTGATATTCTAAGAGAAATACATTCAGCTGTTTTAAGTGTTAAATATAAACCACCTTGTAGTATATGTCTTGTGGCTGTGTTTGAGTTAGCGGCAGCAAGTTTTTGAACACCAACTAGAGCGTTTTTATCAGGAAGAGCGCCATCTCTAGCTTCGTTTAAACCAGTCACATCACGAAGCATCTGCATGTAATAATTATAAGTTTGTATTAAACTAGCTATTTTTTGATTACCACCGCTAGATTTTAACTCTTGAATAGGTACTCTACCTTGATTATAATCACCATCTTGAGTCATTGACCTTCCTATAACAGAACCAGTTTGAAAGTACATATTCAAAGCTTCTTGTGGATTATAATTTGTTCCATTGCCTAAATCTATTTCAGCTATTCCATCAGCATCCATGTATACACCATCTGGTACAACTCTTGATAAAACTTGTTGTAATTTTAAATGAGTTAACTGAATCATATCTGCAAAACTTGTCATTCTACCTACTAAAGACTCAGGTCTACCTTGATAAATTCTAGGAGCAACAATTTGGTACGACATGTGACACTTAGTGAGATCTGCTTTAGGTCTAGACATGTTTTCAGCTAGCTTCCAGTCTAGCATTTTTTCAAACCCAACTATTTTAGTTCCACAATATATAACTTCTATCGATCTAGCTAGTTTCTTAAACCTTGATCTATCATCTTTCGGAGGATTAAACGTATCGTCTTTTTGCAAGGCTTTGTCGTTACCACTAGCGCCTTGTTTAACTTTATAGACTTGATTTTTATAAGTCTTGTACTCAAAGTTTAATATATGAACAAAGTTATCGCCTGTTTTTTGCGCTTTGTAAAAATCACTTGAAGCATTATTATTTTCTATTTCATTAATATCTTCGTCGGTTAAATCAGGAAATCTTTTCTTTAATTCAGATACAGACACTTTTTCAACCTCACCAACGTAGTATAAGTCGTCAAAATAAGGTGAATCCGTGTAGGAGTGAACTATATCAACAGGGTCTACGTATTTAATATTAATACCATCAGATATATTAAAAAAGTTTTTAACACAACCAACACCTAGTACTGTTATATCATAATCAACTCTTTTCTTTAAAAGATCATAATCATTAATAGCAAAAACATTAGCTATAGCTTCCTCAGAAGCTATTTCAATACTCTGCTTATAATCTAACTGCATGTGCAAAGAAAGCTCTTCATTTGTTTCAGGTAAAGCTCCTGATGGTATATTTGATTTAAATAAAGAAACTTTATTAGTAGCTTCAACATGGTTATAAAAATCTTTATTACCCATATCTTCAACGATATCCTCTATGTATCTAGTTCTTTCAGCGGCAGCTACAGAGTCTTGAGAGTAAGCCTTAAGCTCATATGTTCTGTCTTGTATACCATTCACAACAATATCTACAAATTTAGGTATAATAGGTACTGGCTTCCAGTCTAAATTAAGATAAGATAAATCACCATTAATAGATAACTCATCTTTGTATTTTTGAACAGACTGTTCGCCTCTAGCGTATAATCTTAAATCGTTGTATCTTTTCTTAGAATGCAAATGTTTATTACCACCTCCATCTTTTTGAAACCACTCATGCTCTATAGATCTTGCAACTTGCAAGCCATATTCTAAACCTTCCTTCTCAACGTCTGAGACAGAGTGACTAGGAAAGCTAGATTTTTTTTGTGTAGTTATTGCCATTTATTTGTTTATTATTTTTGACGTTTCTCCTTTATTACTATACTTAGATAAACCAAAGGATATTTTTATACTTTTTTTATCAGCAACAGGTTTATACAAGTTTCTATTACAAGCCATTATAGCAAGCCCAGAACTAATCGTTGCATCAAATTTTGTTCTATTATTTATATCAAAGCCAGACCAATCTGCTAGTGTTCTGTTAAAATACATGTCACCATAAGTGTTGTCTTCTTTTAAACCTACGTATTTTTGTATGTAAGTTTCTATAGCCGCGGCGTGTGCTTGCCTTATATCTTCACTAGAATTAGGTATTCCACCTATTTCCTTTTCAGCTGTTGATAATTTATTCCAAATTTTATCAGGTCTATTCATACTAAAACCTCTGTAACCTCTTCTTTTAAAATAATATAGTAGTCTTGGTTTGTTGTTTTCACACAATAAAGGCATGCCATAAAAAACACAAGCCATTAAAACATCTTCAAAAAACATTTCTGCCGTCTGTGGTCTAGCTACATATTCTAAGAAAAACTGGTTTGGTGGAACATTTTCCATACTAAACTTAGTTAATCCATGTAAAGCTCCATTAGAACCCTTACCATCTACTGTTCCTGATATATCATAACTATCACATCCTAAAGCTCCAACATGCTCGTTTCCAGGATATTTTTTGCCATTGCGAGTGATTACGTTGTTTTGCATATTCCCATCTGGAATCCAGCTAACGTAAAACCTACCACTTGAATTAGGGTTAAAAANAACTCTAGTGTCTTTAATTCCATTAACCCANTGAAAACTACCCTGCGTAACTAAGTGTGACTTAGTAGTATCGTTTATATAATCTATTTGCTCGTATATTTTAACTAAATTAAATATACTATTTTTTGTCTCATCTCTAAAAGCATGATCTTCACTTCTAGGAAATTGTCTATAAAATTCATTTAAAGCGTCTTGATCGTTCTTTAAACCGTCAACTTCATTCTGCCAGTGATCTATTACACCTACATCTATTAACTCTCTGTCTGGTCCAAAGACATCATTGTTTGGATTATTAAATACTGGAAGTCCGTACTCATCAATAAACCCTTCGTAGTTCCACTCCATTGGGACAAAAAGAGAATATAATCCAGACTTTGTTTGTCCATTTGCATTTCGTTTTGTAACATCTGAGCTATCATATAATTTCTTAAAATTATCTCCTCCTTTGTCTAAAGCATTTGATGTTGAACCCATCATACACTTACCTATAATCCTAGCACCTAGTCTAAGGGTGGTTTTCGTAACACGCCAGTTGTTGAGGATGTTGTTCGGGCGTTCCCATTTCCCACTCTCATCGTGGACGAGGAGTTTGAGTTTCTCCCCATCGTAGGAGTTATCGCCGGTGTTCTTCCAATCGATCGTGGTGTCAAGACCCTGTAGGGCTTCGGGTTTGTCGGAACTGACAATACTCCGTCTTGTGAGCTTGGACGCGGGGACACGGAAGGCAAGCTCGGTCTTTGGACGGTCCATTCCGTCCTGGATAGGTTTGAAAAAG